GTATGAATTTAAACCCGCTTGGACTCTCAAATTTTTTTGAACGTGTATTAATCGTTGATAGATACCTGCGGCATATTTCTTGACCCAATTGTAACAACCATAAGATGTCCCGATTATTCTCAAGTTGTAAGAGAGACAAAACCAGTGTACAAATATCGTGAGACTTATTCACACATGGTATATGTGATTTGTACTCTTCGATCTGATCATAGCCATATCCACCTTGAACAGTTTGTATTGAGCCCGGCGTCTGCTTGATGGTAAAACACGAATATCCAAAATCAATTATGGAAAATGCAGTTGCTAAATATGTTACAGAACAAGTAAAAACTAAGCGTTCAGTTGGTGAATTAAACCATCCAGATGGTCCAACAGTAAACTTAGATAAGGTATCCCATCTTATTACTGATCTTCAATTTGAAGGTAGTAACGTGATGGGTAAGGCACAAATATTAGATACCCCAATGGGAAAGATTGTAAAAGGTTTACTTGATGGTGGTGTTCAACTAGGTGTGTCAACTCGTGGTATGGGTAGTCTCGAACAGAGAAACGGCGTAACAATGGTCAAAGACGATTTCATTCTAAATACAGTTGATATTGTACAAGATCCATCTGCTCCACAAGCTTTCGTTAATGGAATAATGGAAGGTGTAGACTGGGTTTGGAATAACGGCGTAATCGAAGCAAGAGAAATTGAAAGAATGGAGACTGAGATTAAGAAGGCTCCACGTGCTGATCTTTATGAGACACAGACACGTGAGTTTAAGAATTTCCTCTCGTTACTCAAAACAAAAAGCATGTAAAGGAGTACAGCATGTCTGAAGAAAATCAGATCACTGATGCACAACTCCATGACGAGAACGTTGTGGAAGAAGCTCATGATCCTAAAAATGCGGAAGTTCAATCTGTCGATTCTGTCGACAAGGCGGCTAAAGCAACAACACAGGCGGCGGCACCAAAAACTAAAGCTGGAATGATTAATGCAATGTACGGTAAGATTTCGAAGATGAAGAAAACAGATCTTCAAGCATCTTACAGTAAAATGATGGGCGAAGAAGTAGACGCTGATGAAACTAATGTGGTAGCAGAGAATGCTACAGCAGAAGTTGAATTCAATTATACATCTGAGCTTGATGCATTGGTTGAGTCTGAAGCAACTCTTTCAGAAGAGTTCAAGACAAAAACAGCAGTAATTTTTGAATCCGCAATCAAATCTAAACTTACAGAGGAAATTGATCGTCTGGAAGAAACATATGCAACTGAATTAGCTGAGGAAGTTTCTACTATTAAAGCTGACTTAGTTGAAAAAGTTGACAGCTACCTAAACTATGTGGTTGAATCATGGGTTGAAGACAACAAAGTTGCCATTCAAGCCGGTTTACGCACAGAAATTGCAGAAGGTTTCATGAGCAAGTTGAAAGACGTGTTTATTGAATCTTACATTGCCGTACCAGAAGAAAAAGTTGACTTAGTTGACGATTTATCTGAGCAAGTAAAAGAACTTGAAGAAGCTCTTAATGCACGTACAGAAGATGCAATGACTATCTCTGAGCAACTAGACACTTATAAGCGTAATGCAATTATTGCAGAAGCTGCAAAGGGTTTAGCAGACACACAAGTTGAAAAACTAACCAAATTGGTTGAAGGCTTTGATTTTGATGACGAAGCTACATTTGCAGAAAAAGTTGCAATTGTAAAAGAGTCTAACTTCAAACCAGAAGCAATTGAATCCACTATTGCTGAAGAAACTGAAGACGATGCATCTGATGCTATTGTTGAAGGCACTTCCGATGTAATGAACACCTACCTTTCTGCAATCAGAAAATCTCAAAAGTAAGAGGGAATAATCCAAATGAATACATACGACAACCTAGTCGAAAAATGGAACCCAGTGTTGAACGAAGAGTCAGCTGGATCTATCACCGATGCCCATAAACGTAGCGTAACAGCTGCTTTGTTGGAAAACACAGAAAATGCGCTAAAGGAAGAGCGTCAATTAACAGAAGCAGCTCCAACTAACTCTGCTTTAGGCGCTGGCTCAAACTGGGATCCAATCTTGATCTCATTAGTACGTCGTGCGGCACCTAACATGGTTGCATACGACCTAGCTGGTGTTCAACCTATGTCTGGTCCTACTGGCTTGATCTTCGCAATGAAGTCACGTTATACAAGCCCATCAGGTACAGAAGCATTGTTCAACGAAGCAGACACACGTTTCTCTGGTTCACAAGCACAAGCTGCACAAGCTGCAAGCCCATCAGGTCTTGACGTAACTAACGCAAACGATGCAAAAACAATTGACTCAGACCGACTAACTGCACTAGGCGCAGGCGGAATGGCTACTGACTCAGCTGAAGCATTAGGCGATACATCTGGTAATGCATTTGCTGAAATGGGTTTCTCAATCGAAAAAGCAACAGTGACTGCAAAATCACGTGCTTTAAAAGCTGAGTACTCACTAGAACTAGCTCAAGACTTGAAAGCAATCCACGGTTTGGATGCTGAAACAGAATTAGCAAACATATTGTCTACAGAAATCTTAGCGGAAATGAACCGTGAAGTTATCCGTACAATTAACTCACAAGCTAAATCTGGTGCACAACAATCTAACGTAGCTGTACGCGGTATCTTTGATATGTCTACAGATGCAGACGGACGTTGGTCAGTAGAGAAGTTTAAAGGTTTGATGGTTCAAATCGAACGTGAAGCTAACAAAATTGCTAAAGAAACACGCAGAGGAAAAGGTAACGTAGTTATGTGTTCTTCTGATGTTGCATCTGCACTTGCTGCAGCAGGCATGTTAGATTACACTCCAGCTATCTCAGCTAACTTAAATGTTGACGATACAGGCAACTTGTTTGCTGGTGTTCTTAATGGCCGTACAAAAGTTTATATCGACCCATATGCAACTGTAGACTATGTAACTGTTGGTTACAAAGGTACAAACCCATATGACGCTGGTGTATTCTACTGTCCATATGTACCATTAACAATGATGCGTGCTGTTGGTGAAAACAACTTCCAACCAAAAATCGGTTTTAAAACTCGCTACGGCATGGTTTCTAACCCATTCGTTGGTTCAACTGCTGCAAACGGTCTAGCAACTGCTAAGACTAACCAGTATTACCGTATCTTCCGTGTAGATAACATCTTAACATCTGCATAAGATAAGCATAAAAAACTAAACTGGGCTGCCTTCGGGCGGCCCTTTTTTTTGTATAAATAGACTTATACAATAAGGACAGACAATGGCTGTACTAACTAAAAATTTAAACTTTTTACAACCTACGGGATACAAGATTAGTATTGATAGAAAGAACTATCCTAACCTTGAATTCTTTCTACAAAGTATTGTTCACCCAGCAGTATCTGTAGCTCAAACTGAGGTGCCGTATAAACGCACTGCTATTCATATGCCTGGTGATAAGATACTTTATGATGAAGTAACCTTTGAAATGTTATTAGATGAAGATATGAATGCATATAAAGAGATGTACGGCTGGTTAGAGAGACTTGTTGAAGAAGGTGTTCAATCACCATCTAATAGATCAAATAAGGTGCCTAGTTATTCTGATATAACTTTATCTATGCTATCAAGTCATAGTAACACAACTAATAAATTTATCTACCGAGATTGTATTCCAACAAATATAGGTAGTGTTAACTTGACTTCAGCTACAACAGATGTAGCATTTTTGACTATACCGGTATCGTTTAGTTTTAGCTACTTTGATATTGTATAGATAGTATTGTAATTGATTATGGAGATATATTATGAACTTGGAATCCGTTCTGGAAATGTGGAAAAAAGATAGTGTTATTGAACAGTTTAATTTAGACGACACTAGTAGAAATACACCAGCATTACACGCAAAATATTTAGAACTTCTTTCTATTGCTAAACTGCAATTAAAGAAAGCTGATCTTACACAAAAATCCCTATTAAAGAAAAAATGGCTTTACTATAATGGTAAACTCACTCAAGATCAAATTGTTGAACTTGGTTGGGAATTTGATCCGTTTAATGGCCTTAAAGTCCTAAAAGGTGAAATGGAATATTACTATGATGCTGATGTAGATATACAGAGATCAGAAGAAAAAATATTATATCATAAAACTATGATTGAAACATTAACAGAAATTGTTACTAATTTAAACTGGAGACATCAGACTATTGGTAATATGATCAAGTGGAGGCAATTTGAAGCCGGTGGATAAGATTACACTAAAGAAAAAAAACCAGTCAGTAATGCACATTCAGACAGATCCTGGTATAGCAAATGAGTTAAGTGATTTTTTCTCATTCTTTGTCCCAGGCTATAAATTTATGCCTGCATTTAAAAATCGTATATGGGATGGGAAGATTAGATTGTTTAATGCGCAATCTTGTGAGTTACCTATAGGTCTATTCTCATATGTGCAAGAGTTTGCTCAACAGAGAAAGTATATTGTAGAAGTTGAACATGATGCATATTACGGTAGACCAGATTCAGTTAATGATGTTGACTTAGTTGAACTTGCTACGTTTGTAGAGGGTCTTAACTTAACAAGTCGTGGTAATAAGATTGCTCCTAGAGAATATCAAGTAGAAGCTATGGTTGAAGCTATTCATCGTAAACGAGCCATTCTACTAAGCCCAACCGGTTCTGGTAAATCTCTTATCATTTATTTACTTATGCGGTGGTTGTTAGATAGATCAACTAAGAAGGTTTTGGTTATTGTACCAACTACATCACTAGTGCAACAAATGTATGCTGACTTTGAAGATTATTCTAAATTTGATGAGACTTGGGATGTTGAACTAGAAGTACATAGAATTTACTCTGGTAAACCTAAGATGAATATGAGTCAGAGAATATTTGTATCAACATGGCAATCTGTTTATAAACTTCCAGGTGCATGGTTTGAGCAATTTGGTACAGTATTCGGCGATGAGTGTCACGGGTTTAAATCTAAATCTCTTACTGGTATTATGAATAAATCGAGGGAAGCTGAATATAGATTTGGTACAACTGGTACACTTGACGGCACTCAAACACATAAATTAGTTTTAGAAGGTCTTTTTGGACGGATATATAATGTTACTACCACCAAGAAACTACAAGATGATAGTACACTAGCTGCATTAGATATTCAGATACTACTATTAAAATACCCTGAAGACATCAGAAAGAATTTTGGTAAACAACAGTATCACGATGAACTAGACTATATTGTAAAAAACGAGGCAAGAAATAGACTTATATCAAATCTAGCAATAGATCAAGATGGTAATTCTTTGGTTCTTTTCCAGTATGTTGAGAAGCATGGAAAGGTGCTATATAATCTTATAAAGGATAAAGCACACGAACGCAGAAAAGTATTCTTTGTATCAGGTGAGACAGATACTAATGATCGTGAAGCAATCAGAAAGATTGTAGAGACACAGAAGAATGCAATAATTGTTGCAAGTTTAGGTACATTCTCTACAGGTATTAATATTAGAAACTTGCATAACATTGTTTTTGCATCACCTTCTAAATCTCAGATTAAAGTCCTACAGTCTATTGGACGTGGATTAAGAAATTCAGATGACGGATCAACTACTACTCTATATGACATAGCAGATGATCTACACTGGAAGGGAAGAAAAAATTACACACTAGTACATTCTGCGGAAAGAATAAAAATTTACGCCAGAGAATCATTTAATTATAAAATATATGAAGTTGAGTTAAAAACATGAGTGAAATAAGACAGTTTAAGTTGGTTGACGGATCAGAAATAGTTTGTGAAGTTATTGAATGGAATGATGATACAACAGATGAGATTGTAATGCGTAATGCACTAGTAATACAGTATATGGTGAGAGATGATCATAGGCTATGTTCTATGAGACCATGGATGCTTCAGCAAGTCCAAAATGATTATCTACAAACACTTAATGCTGGCCATATTACAGTAGATGCTAAACCAGCACCAGAGACTTTAGAAAACTATGAAGAAACAGTACAATTCTTACAAACTAACTTAGAAGACTTGGATGAAGAATCCTTAGATGATCTAATAGAGATTGATGAGGAAGAAAAAGATAATATTCTTAACTTTATGCAATCAAGAAAAGACAAACTTCACTAGTCTCTCTCTCCTACCCCAAAATGCTTAATTTATTATACCATAGTTTACACAAAATGTAAACCCCTAAAATGCATTTATTTTACTTTTTTTTATTAATTTAATTGTTTACACATACTCAAATATGTGATATAATGGTTATATTGAAAGGAGTCCATAATGGCAAGAACTAAACGAGCTAGTATTCATTATGTTAATAACGCAGAATTTTCTAATAGTGTTGTTGAATATGTGAAAACTGTTATAGAAGCCAAGGACAAAGAACAACCGCTACCTATTGTACCAGACTATATTGCTCAGTGTTTCTTAAAGATCGCTGAAGGTTTATCTCATAAATCAAACTTTATTCGCTACACATATCGCGAAGAAATGGTAATGGACGCAGTTGAGAATTGTTTAAGAGCAGTTGAAAATTATAATATTGAAGCCGCCACACGTACAGGTAAGCCTAATGCATTTGCTTACTTTACACAAATTAGTTGGTATGCATTCCTAAGGAGAATTGCAAAGGAGAAAAAACAACAAGAAATTAAATATAAGTATCTCACATCATCTGGTGTAGAAGCATTTATGAGCATAGACATGTCTGAAGAATTCAGTAAACTTGTTGTAGCTAACTATGTTGATATATTAAAAGATAGAATTGAGAAAGTTAAAGAAGCTGATAATGTTGTTAAGGAGTTAGTAAAGAAAGAAAAGCGCAAGAAGCGTGAAATAAAGGTAGACTCTGATCTAAGTGAGTTTATAAAATGAAGATAGCAATATTAAATGATACCCATTGTGGTATTAGAAATAGCTCTGATATATTTCTTGATAATGCGGAGAAATTCTTTACTGATATATTTTTTCCTCATCTGATAGAAAATAATATAACTCACATTGTTCATCTTGGTGATTATTTTGAGAATAGAAAGTTTATTAACTTCCGTGCACTTAACCGTAATCGACAGTTCTTTCTCGCAAAGCTAAGAGAGTATAAAATCACTATGGATATTATTTGTGGTAACCACGATACATTCTTTAAGAATACTAATGAGCTGAATAGTCTTAAAGAATTGCTTGGTCACTATATGAATGAGATCCATATTGTACATCAGCCTACAGTAATGAACTATGATGGTTTAAAAATGGCTTTACTACCATGGATATGCCCTGATAATGAAAAGGAGTCACTTGATTTTATAAGAAACTGTAAAGCAGATATTCTTGGTGGCCATTTAGAATTAGATGGTTTTGATATGATGAAAGGTATACCAAACACTCATGGTATGGATCCAAGTTTGTTTAGTAGATTTGAAGCTGTTTACTCTGGTCACTTCCATACTAAATCAACTCAAGGTAATATAACATATCTTGGTTCTCAGTTAGAGTTTACTTGGTCAGATGCTCACGATAACAAATACTTCCATATATTGGATACTAATACACGTGAGCTAACCGAAGTAAGAAATCCACATACTGTATTCCATCGTATTCATTATGATGATACTCAAACTAACTTTGATGATTATGATGTAAAGCAAGTTGATAATAAGTTTGTTAAAATTGTAGTTATAAACAAAACTGATCTATTTACTTTTGACCGGTTTGTTGATAGAATACAAAATAGGCCAATTCACGAGTTGAAGATTGCTGAGAACTTTGCGGAGTTTCTTGGTGACGCTGTTGAAGATGAGGGTATATCTGTAGAAGAAACTACAGAATTACTTGATAGTTATATTGATAATGTTGAGACTGATCTCAGCAAAGATAGACTAAAATCTAGCATGCGGGATCTATTTACTGAGGCTAACGCACTGGAAATCGCATGATTATTTTTAGAACACTACGTTATAAGAACTTACTATCATCTGGTAATAACTGGACTAAGATTAACTTTACTGATACTAAATCAACTCTTGTTGTTGGTCATAATGGTGCTGGTAAATCTACAATGTTGGATGCTTTATCCTTTTCATTGTTTGGTAAACCACACCGTAATATTGGCAAATCACAATTAGTCAACTCTATCAATAAGAAAAATTGTATTGTTGAAATTGAATTTAGTATTGGTAAATCTAACTTTAAAGTCATTCGTGGCGCAAAACCTAATATCTTTGAAATATGGAAAGATGGTGTTATGGTAAACCAGGCATCTCATTCAAGAGAATATCAAAAGATATTAGAACAAAACATTTTAAAGTTGAATCATAAATCTTTTCACCAGATTATTGTACTTGGTTCATCATCTTTTATTCCGTTTATGCAACTAACATCTCAGCATAGACGTGATGTTATTGAGGATCTTTTGGATATTAATATCTTTTCTAAGATGAATTCTATTATCAAAGAAAAGAATGCTATACTTAAAGACAAGATCCGTGAAGTGACTTATGAGATTGATCTATTAAAAGAAAAGATTGATCTACAGCGTAAGTATATTAGAGAAGTTGAGAACCTAAGTGATGAGCAAGTAAAAGATAAAGAGGAAGAGGTTGTACTATCTCAAGAAAGTATAGTTAATATTCAACTTACAAATGCTATGCTATCCGAAGATGTATCCGAATTATCAGAAACACTTCAAGCTGATCTTAAGGCAGCTAGTGATAAGAAAACATCATTACTTCATTATCAAGCTACATTTAACCAGCAGATTAGAACTGTTGTTAAAGAAGCAAAATTCTTTGAAGAGAATGAAAGCTGTCCTACATGTGAACAGAATATAGATGATAATCTAAGAACATCTAAACTTGAATTGGCTAAAGGTAAGGCTAGTGAACTTAATACAGCACTATCACAAGCTAATGATCAAGCTACTGAAGTTGAAGAAACTCTTTCATCTCTTAGTGATATTGCTAAGAAAGTTGCCAATAAACAAAATGATATTAATAATAATAATAAGGAAATTGGTAGACTACAAAACACTATCACTAATCTAACTAAAGCTATTGATAATATACGTGGCAAAGATGGTGATATTTCTATTGAGAAAGATAAGCTACAACAATTAAATGATACACGTGAATCTTCCTTTGAGAGCCGCCTAGTATCAAACGAAACTCTTTCATATAATATTGCTATGAGTGAGATGCTTAAAGATACTGGTATTAAGACTAAAATTATCAAACAGTATCTACCTGTAATGAATAAGCTAGTTAATCAATACCTACAAACACTAGACTTCTTTGTTCACTTTAACTTGGATGAAAACTTCCAAGAGACTATTAGATCAAGACATCGTGACGAATTCTCATATGATTCATTCTCTGAGGGTGAGAAACAGCGTATTGATCTGGCACTACTCTTTACTTGGCGAATGATTGCTAAGATGAAGAATTCTGTAGCCACAAATCTACTGATCTTAGACGAGACTTTTGATTCAAGCTTAGATCATGAAGGTGTAGATAATCTAATGAAGATCATCTATACACTCGGTGAAGAAACTAATGTCTTTGTTATATCACATAAGGGTGAAATACTAGACGGAAAGTTTGAGAGGAAGATTGAATTCTTTAAGGAAAAAAACTTTAGTGAAATTAAATAAAGTGCTTTACTTTTCCTTTCAATTGAACTATAATAAATATATTATAACATGGAGCCATTATTATGGAATTATCTGAAAACACACTATCCATCCTTAAAAACTATGCTGGTATCAATTCCAACATTGTTATCGAGGCTGGTAATACTATTAAGACTATATCTGAAGCAAAGAATGTTATGTCTACTGCTGCTATTCGTGAAGAGTTTCCACAGCAGTTCGGCATATATGATCTAAATGAATTTCTAGGCGTGCTATCTCTTGTTGATACTCCTAACCTAAATTTCTCTAATGATTTTGTTACAGTTAGTGATTCGTCTGGTCGCAGTAAAGTAAAATACTTTTACTCAGATCCAGATATGTTAACAAAGCCTGGCAAGAATGTAAATATGCCTACAGCTGATGTTAACTTTGCTTTAGATGCTGACACTCTTAGTAGAATTAAACGTGCTGCAAGTACACTAGGCCACACTGATGTGTCTATTACTGGTAAAGATGGTGTTCTAAGTTTATCAATTATTGATAGTAAAAATGCAACTTGTAATGCATATACAATTGATATTGCTGGTGACTTTGATTCAACACCATTTAACTTTATACTTAATATTGCTAACTTGAAGATTATGCCAGGTGACTATGAAGTTGCTATATCTTCAAAACTAATCTCGCATTTTACTAATAAGGAATATGGTATTTCATATTGGATTGCACTTGATAAATCATCTACATACGGAGAATAAGATGACTAAGACAAATAATAAACATGATGAAACATACACACTAATGGCTCAAATTGGTCGCAGTACTGTTGCAGTAATTGATGCAGTAGTGCAACGTGGTGGTTTTCGTGGTGAAGAACTAACTACAATTGGCACATTGCGTGATCAGTGCATTCAAGCCATATCTATATCAGAAGCATTTGAGGCTAATGATAAAGAATAGTTGTTTACAATCTTTATTAATTATTATATAATGAATTTATTGAATATGGAGAATGTGAATGTCTAATGACTTTTTATGGGTAGAAAAATATAGACCAAAAACAATTGGTGAAACAATTCTACCTTCTGATTTAAAAGCTACTTTTCAAAAGATAGTTGAGACCGGTGAAGTCCCTAATATGCTCTTTACCGGCTCAGCTGGTCTTGGTAAGACAACTGTAGCAAAAGCCCTTTGTAATGAACTTGGTTTGGATTATATCCTAGTTAATGGTTCTGAGGAAGGCAATATAGAAACCTTGCGTGGTAAGATCAAGCAGTTTGCCTCATCTATATCATTGCAAGGTGGATATAAAGTAGTTATACTTGATGAGGCTGACTATCTAAACCCACAGTCAACACAACCTGCATTACGTGGTTTTATAGAAGAATTTTCTAATAACTGTAGGTTTATATTAACTTGTAATTTTAAGAATAGAATCATTGAACCACTGCACTCTCGGTGTGGTGTATATGAATTTAATACTTCCAAAAAAGATATGGCAGCACTAGCTGGTAACTTTATGGATAGATTAAAGAAAATCTTAACAACAGAAGGTGTTGAATATAATGAAAAAGATGCAGCTGATATTATACTTAAATACGCTCCGGACTGGCGCAGAATACTTAATGAAGCACAACGCCATGGAAACAGTGGGTTTCTTACTACTAACAGTAGGGTGGATGGCTCTGGCAATCAATATGACGTTCTAATGACTCATCTGAAAGGTAAAGATTTTAAGAAGATGCGTACATGGGTTGTTAATAATATTGATGTAGATGCTTCTGCTATCTTCCGTGGTATCTATGACAATATGGCTAATACAGTATCTCCTCAATCTATACCTCAACTGGTTCTTATTCTAGCTGATTATCAATATAAGAATGCCTTTGTTGCAGATCATGAATTAAATGTTGTTGCTTGTATGACTGAAGTAATGGCTAATGTGGAGTTTGCGTAATGTCTATTATATTTGATTTCGAAACACTTTCAACAGATCGTGTAAATGGTGTTGTTCTTAGTCTGGCTTTATTAGAGTTTAAGGAAGAACGCTTTACTGAAAAGACAGCTTACTCATATACCGAATTACTTGAGATGTCAAGATACATTAAGTTTGATGTAGCTGATCAAGTAAAGAATGGTAAACGTAAGATTGATCAAGATACCTTAGAATGGTGGGGTCAACAATCAGAGTCTGCTCAGAAACAACTTATCCCTGGTCAACACGATAAACCATTGGCTGATCTAATACCTTGGCTGAATAGTAATATAAATGGTTCTGTAAGCAAAGTTTATTCAAGAGGTAATACTTTTGATCCAATCTTTGTTGATTATATTGCATTACAATACCATCAAGTTGTACCTTGGCCTCATTGGTCTATTCGTGATACTAGATCAACTATTGATGGAATGGCTTGGGGTTCTGGTCTATCTAATGGATTTGTACCAGA